TCACTGGCAAAATATTAAAATAAAAAAACTGTATAATCATAAACACACTGGAACAACATTACATTATTCAAGCAAATTTATAACCTGAAAAACAGCCAATCTTTAAGGTTGGCCATGGACTAGTTGTATCTGATGACGGTGTATAATAACAATAGTCCGGGGGTGCAAATATACCAAACATAAAATCATCGCCAGCGGCTTGGTATATTGTTGTCATATCTTTTGAGCTAGTCTTTCCTGTTGCTATGCTTAGCGAACCTGACGCAGACTGCTGTATGGATGTAGAAAGAGTGGGTGAAAAGTCCCTATGATTTTGATATGGTACTGAAACATCTATATATCCAAATTGATTTGTACTTTGGAAAAACACTTCCCTAGCACAATTACTTGTATTTATCATTTTTGTACTAGGTACGTAGGTAGATTTTATTTCCCACTTATTATTTGCTTCATTTACAAACTTACTTGTAGTAGATCCTAGAACACCTCCCAAGTTCCCTACAGTATCGAATTCAATCTTGTCCTCAATATCGTAATCAGTTGGCAAAAATGTTACAATTGAATTACCACTCTGACAATAAAGTCTATATTTCAATGTTCCAGCCCATGCTCTATAAAAAGCATAAAACTTATGGTAGGGTCTATTTCCTATTGTCAAAACTTTGTTTAAATAGTCAAAAGCTACACTGTTCTCCAATTCATCATAATTACAAATCATTTGATGTTTTAGAGAGTAGTTCTGTATATACTCTTGTCGATCAAAAAGACAATGTCTTCTCACTACATCCAAAACTGAATCAACACTTGATTCAAATTTGGCTCCAACATGTATTCTACTACAACCTGTATGACTTTGTGTAGAAGTATCTGTTGCTGCAATAGTAGGAGCATCAGTAGTATCTTGTTTAGCTTTTTCTTCATCTACTTGTCTCATGATTTCATCATTTGCATTATTATTCAAATTTTGAATAATATCTTCAACTTCATCTAATTCTTTTGTTACTGTAAATTTATATCCAGAACCCATCTCCCCTAGTTGAGTTTTATATGTCACGTATGAAATAGATCTTGGAACAGCCACTTTCGACTCTTTCAAACTCAATGATAATATCAACTGTATTGTAGAATTCACTGTAGATGGACACCTCAACTTATTTGCTACAGTAATATCTAAACAACCCAAACTATAATTTTCTGCTCTCCTCTTCCCTTCATAAGTCCTCAAAAACTCATAAACAGTATTCCACGGAATCTCTATCTCATGAACATCAATTTCTCCATTGAAATCCAAAATCCCATTTTTCACTTGACCCCTATCTACTGAAAGAAGAGACTGCGTGCCATACCCTATTGAATATCTCAATCTCCCTGAATGATACGTTGTTCTTACTGCTCTTATTTCCAAACAAATTATACCTCTCCAAAAGTAGAACTCATTTAACATAGCTATATTGAAAGGTAACTCAACTTGTCGTCCTTTAGCTGTATCAACAGGATATAAACCAAAAAGTGAATCCAGTGGTATAGTTTTAAGTTTGTGGTCCACAGAATTTTTAGTGTCCCAGGAGATCACATCCAAAACTCCTCGTCTACTCAATATATAGTCAATCTCCAACTCTCTTTCATTAAACATAGAGTGATGTTTCCTATACATAGTTTGGGGATTTAAACTCAAACCTACAGTAGGTTCAACACCTGATGATTTACTCAAAGATGAGAATTGTCCGTATGTTGGAACTCCACCACCTGTCAAGGGAGGGTTATCCATTTTAAAACCCAATTTATTTCCTATTTTATTTCCTATGGCTTCTATCCCTCTTTGTTTTAGTTTGCTAAAAATCCCTTGGTTTTTTCCATCTGTACTAGAATTAGGTGGTTTAGACACTGAACCTCCATTTACTGCTACTGTTGGAGTAACTGGTATTGAATTGGTTAGACTTGTTGCCCCCATATCCGTACCTTGTATGGGCATATTCCCCATGACACCTGAAATATCTAGATTATATTTATTCACCACTGATTTTGAAGAATGGTTTCCATTATTGTTTTTGTTCTGATCACATATTCCTGTACTGTTGCCATTGTTATTCAGATTCAATCCAGACATTTCTGAATATTCCAGTTCTTCATAATCATCAACTTCACCTACCGTCACAGTAGAAGGTCTTGGAACATAGAACTCTTCATTTATCATTGATGCGTATGTAGTTACCGTGCTACCTTGACCATTAGGATCGAGAAGAGGTGACAGTACTCCATAATTCAACTGACCTATAAAATTATCCTGTGCACCTGTCTTACTCCATTGTGACATATTCAAGGCACTTTTAAAATGTCTATATGGTATAATCATGGAGACTGTATTTGATCTATTTGGATTCAAAAACACATGTTTAAATCCTCTCCAATTCCTGAAACTTGGTGATGACTGAGATAAAGGATTAAAAAACACACACATCAATCCTTGTTGGAATGGTGATCCATTTATTTGAAACACCAACTGTAAATCAAACCTTGAATACAACCATCTAGACAACAACATATTTTGGATATTACTCTCTGCTTCTTGTGATAATAAACCAAACGGTAAATCAATCTGTTGCAATATAGAAAATGCTGTTTGTGTTTCAAGCCACTCTAATGTATTTCTCCTAACCATTGACTTTGCTCCATATTCCTGAGATCCTTTACTCATATCAAAAGATTGAGTTGTACGGTATGAAATATCATTTTCTTCTTCCATATCCACTTTCTCTACATGAAAATTGGTTAATCCTCCATCTGGTGGCAAACTATTGTTATTGCAATTAGAAAACTCTAAAATATTTTCTCTTGTTGTTCTTTGTTTTACCACAAATGCTGTTGGTTCTTGAACCAAAGGTTGAAATCTAATTCCTTCCTTGCGTAAAGCTGAAACCACTTGTTTTTGAAATTCATCAAAAAACTCTTTTTCCCATAAACTTGCATGTTCAATCATGGTTTCAACCACCTGTACTATTGACAGATTGTCATCTCTTGTCCACAAAACTGCCTCTTTAATCGTATCTTTCTTCAATCTACCAAAATATCTCCCATTCTTATCCAGAACTGGATGTGCTCCTAAAAAAGTACACTGTTCAATATCTTTATGTACTACTACTGGTGTTTCTTTATCTTCTGAAGTATATTCCTGTCCCAGAAATGTTTCCAATGCTGCTTGTAATAATTTTCCATCAAACATATTAACTGTTTTAGCCACATTTATCAGGTGATCATCTCCCAACACTTTCACTCTCACATTTCTAAAGAACGCTCCTCTGTTTCCCAATTTGTAGTAACAGTACATAAAATAAAGAACATTTTGAATGCAATTTATTATTGCTGTTAAGACACATCCACTAAAATGGTATGCATTGAATGAAACAAGATACAAACCTAACTGTACAGGACTTTCTACTTGATGTTTAAAAAAACCACTATCTTCAACCTCACTAGTCCATACAGCCAACTTTGAAAATATCCTATAAGAAGCTTCTTGGAAAATTCTTTGAAAATGCATATCAAATCCTGTATAATCTCCAGCTATTATTTGTTTTAAATTGCCAACTTCTTTTAGATAATCTGTAAAAATATCAAAATCATAGCTATATTGATTTAGTCCCATACAGAATGGTGTTGTCTCCCCACTACAATTACAAGCTGCTATCAAAGAACCATAGACCATTCTAAAACCAACTGTAGCTATCATATCTCCACAGTAGATTCCTCTTGTCTTTGCTACTTCAATTTTTGAAGGTTTCACTATTTCATCTTTAAGAAAACCTAAAAATCTATGATCCCAGACATCCCCTTCACTCAAACTTTTCACAAAATTTTCTACAGTTTCCTTAAAATAGTCTGTCCATTCATATTCACCTTTTTCATTTGTCCAAATTGCACATTTCTTTCCTTTCCCAGGTAAATTACACAGAGGAAACCCAGCACTTGTTGATAAATCAAGTGGATTCAAACCTTCTATTCCTTTTATTGCTTCTTCAAACGTCAATCTTCTTCTTGGAAACTTCCAGATTAGTTTATTTTCCAACTCTTCGAAAAATTCTTTTTCACAAATTTCAAGAATATCCTCATCAATTTTCTTTTGCACATTTTCTCCAGCTCTTAATATGATATTGAAATAGGGATCTAAATTTTCTTTATTTCTTGGATCCTTCATACTCATCACTGGTGGAAATTTCTTTGGTTTCCAATCCACATATTTTGAAACTAAACTGGGTTTTATACTTGATCTTCCGTTTATTCCTTTAGCTTGTCCTATATGTACTTGTTTAATCTCTTTAATATTAGGGAGCTTAGGTGGATCTAACATTTCAAAAGTCTCATAATCTTTATTATATATCCTACCCTGAGAACTAAACTTTTCATCTGATGCAATTTCAAAATTTTCTTGCATAGCTTCATCCAAATCTTCTTTTGTCACTATAGTAGCCAGACCTTTTGTACAATTCTCATTGCCTGCCACATGGATTCCTATTATTTTCCCATTCAGTGACGGTGGTGATTCCACAACTAATGGAGCTCCACAATCTCCAATTAAAGTTTTCATATTATAGATCAACCCTCTCTCCAAGTATATTTTCTTTCCTGGGTGATCATAATGGACATTCCCCATCACTTGTGCTCTGACCATACTCCAACCATCTTCTCTCAACATTTTCACAGTGAGATACATATCATCAATAATATCATCATTATTAATGAACTTGTTCCTGTATGTTGGAAGTCCTCCACCTACTTTTATTATACAGATATCCAGTTCTTCATTTCTCAAAAATGATTCTGAATGTACTTTACATTGGTCCATCTGTTGTCCTCTTTTTATAAACAGAGTCTTCTGTCCATCATATTCAAAATGGTCAAATGTTAAGATATGATCTTTATCAATAGGAACACAATACATCCAATTCTTTTGATCAAAACAAAACATAGTGTTTTTCATTCCAGACTGAGACCCATAACCTTTTCCTCTTTTCCAACCACCTCTATTCACTTTACTTTTCTTTTGAATATGCTTGTCACCTGCTCCTGGAGATTGTGAAAGAAAGAATTCTTCTTCTTCTTTTGTCTCATTCGGTAGTAACATCTTTCTTATCCATGAAATAGTTCTCCACAACATATAAGCCATAGAACAACCTCCCAAAAATTGTATTATCAAATCAGTCTTGAAAGCTACATCTGGTGATAGGTTGGTACCTGCCAATCTCTCTAAATAAACTGCTTGAATCTCTTCTAAACACTTGTCTTTGACCTCAACCATTACTCCTTTTAATCTTTCTATAAACATATCATGGGTTTCAGTCTCTTTTCTTTCATACACAAACATTTTTGGTTCAAACTCTTGAGTATCTATCTTACTAAAGTCTTTAAACATCGAACATTCTTTGCAGTAAACATACTCATGTTTTTCTTCTGGATGTTTATGTGCTACCTGTCTATTGCAATTGAATGAAGAACATTTATGTCTGTGTATCCTGTTGGGATTACACCCTTTATGTTCTAAACAGTACATTTTCTCTTTTTGGACTTCTACAGAATCCACCTTCAGTATCTCTTTGGGAATGGTTTCTTCAGATGGTCTTTGTTTGCATTCCTCCTCTTCTCTAGCTAAACTATCAATGGCATCCAAATAATTTTCGAATCCATCATTTCTCTTTTGCTGTCTTTTCTTTCCTTGAGAATAGAAATCAGATTCTCCAAAAACTTTACTAAAAAAAGAACCAAAAATATTTTGGTCTTTATTTTCAGTAACTCCTTCAATCTCTGCTATGATCTCCTCTACCATCTGTGTAGAAGTCCTATTCGAATTTTCTACATCTCTTCCGAATGCTTCATTTATTTTTTTACAATTCTTATTATGTTCTTCATAATCTTCCTTTAAAAGTTCAACCATTGATTTGAAATCATATCTCACTCTTTTGCTTGCAACTGAATGTGGGTTAAATATTGGGTCTAGGAATATAAAAGTAGCCCATTCCACATTTGCTATCTCTTCCTTGGTATAACGAGATATATCTACACTATTTCCATCTTTCATTTTAGCATCTTTTTTTAGAAGCATTCTAACGTTAACATTTCTTCTTCTTTGAAGAGCCTGGTCAGGTATTCCATCTACTGAATTCCATGGAGTGTTATTCAGTGTAATTACAGCCTTAGGTGCACAAACAGTTCCTTTTATACCTACAGTTGGATTATCAACACTTGCCAACTCTGGCAAAAACTGTCCTACACTCACCAATGCTAACAATTCTTTGGCTTTTGCTTCCAAATCTTCTTTTCCTACCAAAAATTCATCAATTACTATAGCTTTTTGGTTTATATATCCTGACCAATAATCTCCTTCAACTGGTCTGTAGTAGGGATCTTTTATACCTGTAACGGACTCTATCAAATCATCTATGATCAAATTCTTCCCTACTCCTGGATCTGCTGACAAGTGTAAATACCAAGGACAATCTCTTTGTCCAACAGCTACACTAGATTGCTCTATCAAAGATTGCAGTTGTACTAACTTCATAAACATTGATGTAACCAAAGTTTTATGTTTTCTCGCACAATTTTTGGTTAATGACAATCCTTGTTCACAAACTTCTGCTAATTTCAACTTAAACTTTTTATCCAATAGAACTGCTGTTATTTTTGAACTTCTGAGGATTATTGTTGCCTTTGATATCCACTCATCAACATGATACTTAGAAATTTGTTCCTTTGTACCAAACCTCAATATTAATGCTTCTTTTAGTGCTGTGGGTATCAAAAACAATAACACTTTTCCTAAATTCCCTGCCAATGTTGAAATTGCTACAATTCCCCAAGATGCTAAAACAATGTTTCTTATTCTTTCATGATTCTTCTTTGATAGATCTGGAAACACTAAATTAAACAAATTTGTAACCATGGACACTTGATCCACAGACTGTGCTTTAAATTTATCTTCTTTTCCTCCACAAAACTTATTTATTACCATTTTCATAATTGTAAAGGATACAAATCCCAAACCTTGCATGACCAAAAATATGATCAATATTATCACAGGTATCATTTGTTTAAACTCATCAACTGTCTTGTTTTTTAGAAGGTCCATTGGATCTATCATTTTAATAATCATTTTAAGCACCTTCTCTGCTATTGCATCTGTCAACGATGATAATCCTCCTGAAACACATGAAAGAATTTTGTCCCACCAACTTTTAACATATTCATACAATGACTTTGCCTGATCTGAAACAATCTTTCCAAAGTTTTTGATCATGTTTATCAATCCATTATTGTTCTCATCATCAAAAGCATTGTTGTTTTCATCTTCAAGAGCATTGTTGCTTCGGTCAAGTTCCAAATAATCTGTCTTCATTTTGCTCATGGTTTTCTTCTGATTTATCATGTCTTCAAAATAAGGACGATCTTCAGGTACCATCAAATCTGGCTTCGTTATTGCGTCAACCACTCTGAAATCTGGACCCCATGTTTCTAACAACAAATGAGCTGATTCCAACAGTATCTCAGTCATTACTTTAACCATCACTCTATGTCTCGGTGTTAGATCCTTTCTGTTACAAAGCTTGTCAATTATGGATTTACTATTTTCATAAACATTCATTGCGGTAACCCACTGTCTATCGTTATAAGCTCGCAATATGCTTCTGAAGTAGTCCACCTCAAAATGTAACTCTCTTCGCTTTGCTGCATCTTCTTGCAATTCCTGTTGGTAATCTGTATCCACACATCTCTTCAAAAACTCTAAAAGAGCCTTGTTCTCTGGCATGTCTGAGATTGCTGTTTTCAGAGCTAGTGAAAGCTTGTTTGCTTGCAATTTTCTCACAATATCAACTCTGATGCCTTCAATTTGCAGAACACCACTTCTGATCATAATGGCTTTTTGCTTACCATATTTGATAAGGTAATTCGTTCCATAGTTCACTCCATAAATCTCTTGGAAAATCTGAAACATAAATTCTATGATGCCCAGATCATGGGCAAATTTATCTAGATCCTTTGTTTCCAAAAATTTCTTTCTGAGATCCTCTTTCAATCGGAACAAATTATCAATGCCATAGGTGTTTGCCAATGAACAAAATTCTGATGCAAGAGTAGTCTTTTTGGTTTTGAGATCTTCAAATGCTTTTACAAACTTCTCAAAATCCTCTATCTCCAATTGGTCCTTATTGACCCTTTCTTGATCAAAAATTTTTCCACCTTCTTTTTCTTGGCTTTTCTTTCTTCTTTTAAGAGGTTTTTCTTTCTTGTACAAAAGCTTCTCTTCTTTTCCTACCTCATATGGTAGGACCTTCTGCTTTAAGTCTTTTATGGCTTGTTTAAAAAGAGCTTTAACCCTTTGTTTCTCAATGAGCCTATATCCTTCAAGTTTCTTCTCAAACTTTTCACTAATAAATCTTGAAATGAAGACTTCTTCTTCTTCTTTACTTTCTATATCTTCTAATCTTGTCGGCTTCATTTCTTCTACTTCTTTCTTCAATTTCTTGAATTTCATAGGCTTACTTTTCTTCCATTGAAAACCATATGGGCTTTCTTTTGTCTTCTTCTGCAATTTAGACTTCTTCTCTGTCCTGTCCACTTGCTTTTCAGCTTGCTTTACCTCAAGCTTTTCTTTAACCTCTTCTTCTTTAATCCATCTCAAATTCTGAGATTCTTTCTTCATCTGACGTAACTGCTTTCTATTGTAATTCCCTAGTACTGGGAACTCCTTATTTACGAAAGCAAATGTTTCTTCGTATTCAACTGATTTCTCCACATGATCATTGAATACTACTGGAATTTCCAGTTTGCGCCATTTTTTGCTTTGTTTCACATGATTTAACATGCTAACTCCGCAGTTATTAATACTATCTCTAGTATTAACCATTTTGTAAAATGTGAATGACTATACA